CTCGCCGCCGCTGCCGTTCGCGCCTGTGTTGCCCGCCTGGGCTGCCGCCTCGATTTCCCGCGCTTCTTTTATCTGGCGGTCAAGTTTATCGATTTCAAGTTCAACAGCCCTGAGTTCTTCGGTAGTTTTACAGCCGTCAATTTTCGCGAACGCCTGTTTTCTTAATTCCAAAAGTTCTTTTAATGTTTTCATAAATTATTTTTACACCTCTTAAATTAATTTTTATATTTCGCCTTACTTTTGGCGATTTCTTTTTCTATACTCAAATCCAAACCGGCGTTGTTCTCTTTATATTCTTTTTTCGCCCTCTCCAGAACGCCCTTCGCGGTCTCCACCGCTCCGTAAGAACCGTTTGAACTCGCCGCCTGAATATCAGTAGCTTTATATGCGGGGAAATTAACCGCGCTGACTTCAAAAACCTTTTTTATTTTTAAAATCTCGCGTTTCGGATAATCTGTGTCCAAATCGGACCACTTATCTTCTTTCACGCTGAACATGAACGACATTCCCGTCATATCGCCGCGTTTTACGGAAGAATAAACAGAACGCGCGTCGGGATTGTTTTCAATATCCAAACTCGCGGATATATATAAACCCTCGTCGTCAACTTTTATAGTCATAGTCGAATTCCCGTTATTCCGGCGCGACCTCGCAAGCGGCGTTCCCCAGGTATCGTGATTTTTGAAAAAGGGCACATCGGTCAAATCAGATTCGTCAAACGCGCCTCTCGCAATCGATTCCTCCCACCAGCCGCCTATATCTGTTTTAACGTCAAAAACGGCGGCGTGTCCGGTTACAAGCCCCTGCTCTCCGTTTTTTAAATCATTCGTATTAAACGCCCTTAATTCTTTTCCATTCGTTTCAATCATTGTTTTGATCTCCTTTTCTTGATTTATTTAATTGGTATTCGTCCGATATATCGGCATTTACATAATTTAAACTTATAAACCGTTTCGCGCCGAACTCCCCGCCTACCGGTGGGTAGCCGAGAAGTTCAAGCTGCTGGTCTATCGTGAATAAGCCCCTCTGTCCGGCTATGTCTAACATATTCAGCCTTGTTTTTAAACTCGTCTGCAAAGTGAACCGGCTGAAAAATTTTATTTTATTCCCGTGATACAGCTCGTTCGCCGTAAATAATACTTTTGTAAAAGCGTTCGACAAAGCAATCGCCAGAGGCTCAATCGTCGCGTTATAAAACGCCTCATGCTGTTCATCGGTAGCTTCTCCGTTCAATACCGGCTCAGACAAGCCGTACCAGCGTATGATTTTTCTGTCTATATATTCGATTGTGTCTTTATCAATAAGTTTCGGGTCGGGCTTTAATTGCACATATGTTTCGGCAAGGTCAGTCGCGATAATTCCTTTACTTTCTTTCAACTGTTTTTCAAAAGTTTCCCGCGCGTTTTTTTTATCTTCATCGCTAAGCAAACTATTAATTTTTAAAAGCCCGTAAACCTGTAATCCGACTTCGACGGCTTTCGCAAGCCCCTGTTCCACTTTCGACGATGTATCAAGCGTCGATAAAAGCGGTTTATTATCAAGCGTGCCGAGATAATCGTTTAAAGAATAATTCAGCCGCAAGTGTATAATATCCTCATACGGTATCGTCAGGCTGTAATCTTTAAAATCCATGTAAACGTATAAATACCCGCTACCGTCCTCTTTTATATCAATCCCGGACGGATTAAGCGGATATAAGGCTTGTAGTGTCGACCGCCCCCGGTCGTCCGTTTCGTATAACGGGTATATATATGCGTTGTTGTTAGTCAACAACATACTGATTATTTTATATATAAAATCGTTGGGGGTCATAATCGGGTTCGGCGCGAACTCAAAAAGATAATTCAGCCGGCTCGCCGGATTATGTTGAACGCCGTCTTTGATAAAAATATGTTTGGGGATTAATTTTGAACACTCCGTCGCTATTTTATTTATGCAGCTTCTGACTGTTATATTTGCCATTGGATCTCCGCCGAACGCTTTCAGCCAGTCCCCGAACGTAAATTCTTTATACGTCCGCTCAACAACTTTTTTCTTTTTCAAAAAATCAAACCAAGCCATAAATTAACCTCTTTATATAAAATTTTTGCGACAAAAAAGAGAAACGCAAAAAATTTTGTGTTTCCCTTGACTTTTATTTTTTTTTGTTGTATAATAGTATCAGCAAGATAGCGAACCGTAAGACGGTTGGCTCAAAGGTATGCGCTATAAATTAGCTGTCCGCTTTGAACTGGGGGACAGCTAATTTACTGTAATCCTGAAACAATACATCAACAATAAGACTATCGCTATGTAACCCAAGACTTTCAGCAAATCCCATTTCAAGTTCTCCCACCCCCTCTCAATCCCCGGACAAACACGGGTAATACCCGCTACGGAGATTTAATGGAGATGAGCCAAGCCGCCCCACGACGCTATCCGCCAATACTATTTTTTGAGCCGAAGCTCAGTTATATTATATCAAACTATTTTTCGAAAGTCAACACGGACTTTCTTTTTTTATATATAATTTTTAAATTCAATCTGATATTTTTCTATAAGAACGTAACAGATTATAAGCGTCAGGGTCCCGTCTATTTTCAAATCTGTTTTACCGTGTACTTTCGCCGGTTTTATAAAACCGTCGCTGTCAACCTCAATCGCCGTGTTGCCGAAACAGAATTTATCAATCGGGTGGTTGTTATAAAATATAAGCTGCGACTTAAAATCATTTTCTATACTCGTCATCGGCGAAGTCAGAACCCGTTTATCCATGTGGACCGCTTCATAATCGATTTTATAATTTTTCTTGAAATTTTCAGAAAATCCCCGCGTATTAATCTGCCAGCGGTCAAACCCGATTTTAAACATTCTCAGGCCGTATTTTCTGATAGTATCGACAAACCAGTCTTCGATTTTAGACTGCTCGTTTTCATTCCCCTCAGAAATTTCAAGCAGACCCGCCGCGTTCCACTCGGCGAACCGCGCTTTTTCTTCTTCGGTTCCCATAGTCAAACGAATCCGCGGGATAAAATATCTCTGCAAAATATATTTATTACTGTCGCCCGGGCGCATACATAATATTTTCGCGCTCGCCAAATCCCCTACAAGCGCGAAATCTATCGCGCCTACACAAATACACCCTTTTATGATTTTCGGGTCAAATTCGCAAGTATAATCAAAATCATCGCTATTCAGCCACGCCTCGGCCGAGTTCATATGAAAGTTAAAATCCTTTGTAAGGATCATCACGCGCTCTTTTTTACTTTTACGGGCGACTTCTATTTGTTCGCGCATATATTGCAACGTCTTGACCTCGCCCAGCGACGGGTTGCTTTTCTGCCATGACTTTTCGTCGATCCAGATTTCGCCCTCGCTGTCCTGTTCATACAGCCAAACAGAATAATACGGCTCATCTCGTTCACCGTCGAGTATTTCCCGGCAGCGTTTCAGTTCTTCGTCGAGAAAACCGTCGTTTATATATCCCTCGGTCGTTATAATCGAAAGAAGCCGCTGTGGGTTATTTGACATCGACTGTTCAATCGACTTCACGAGTATGGAATTTTTCATTTCGTGACATTCGTCGACGACAGCCCACCCTATAACGCGCCCTTCTTTTTTTCTTTGATTATCAGTCAATTTTCTGATTGTGTTAAAATTTGTTTTATGCCAAATCCCGCGTAAATTAATATGCGTCAACGCTTCCAAATCAGGAACCCAGCCAATCATATTTTTTACGTCGGAATGAACGAGATCAGCCTGCGCCGCGTCGTTGGAGGCGTTGAATATATCGAGCCCGCCGTCCCCGAGAAAAAATTCCTCGGTTTCCTCGGCCGCGAGCTCCGTCGTTTTCCCGTTTTTTCTGGCGACAAGCAGCATAGACCTTGTAAAGACTTTATTCCCCGTGTCCCGGTATTTCATAGACAGCAGACATTCATACCGAGCCTTTTGCCATAACATCGCCTCAAACGGTTTCCCTGTGAACGGTGCTTTGGTGTGTTTTATAAACCGTTTCCGAAACATTATTTTTAAATCAAACTCAGTCGTATCATAAATATATTTTTTATCGGCAATCATCGCCCGCATACGGTTTAATTCTTTTTTCAAAGCGTCGCAGACTAAAATATTCCCTTTATTAATCTCCCGGATATATTTCATCAGGTAAGTCATCGTCAAATTCCGCCCTTTTATTTTTATACGCTTTTATAAAATCGTCTTTTAATTTATCAATGCTGTTTTTTTCTTTTTTGTCGTTATTTTTCATTTTTAAAATAATATTCATAAGCACCGTGGCGACCTTCGCTGAGCTCTCGACAGTTTTACGGTATTCAGGCAGCGCGGGGTGAACATATATATTTTTTCTGTCTTTTACATACTCTTTTGTCGTTAAATTCCCTTCTTCTTTCAATATATTTTCTAAGTTCTGAGCAACTTTCAGTAAAGTGAGATATTGCTTAAAATTCGTGGTAAAAAGGAAGTTTTTCTCAACTCCGTACTTTTTCGCAAGCGCCAAAAATTTTTTAGCCTGCGCGTCCACGTTTATTGTGTTAGTTCCCATTTTATCACCGTTTTTCGATTGATTTAACCGTCAATCCGATTTTTCCAAAAAAACATAGAAATTATCCCGCGTGTGGCAAATAGGCGTTTTCTTTCAGCTTACAGGGGCTTATAAAATATTTTAAACGG